GCTGATTTGTAACCAGCAGGTTGGGGTTTCAAGCACCTCCGCCAGCTCCACAAAACTCCCTCTAAGAGGGAGCTTTTTATTTATACAAATACGTTTGCGGTTATCGGCACAGGAAACCGCGGATTTTCAGGAAGGAGAAACTATGGCCGAAAAGAAAAGCAGAGCCGGTAAGCCCGAAGGCGGAAGTATACCCGAGAGCGTTCGTATCAATAGACGCAAACCTATACGAGTTAACGCCGATTACACTCCTCCAACAATTCGGCTCAAGGCTCCTGATAATGAAGAAAGAAAATATTACTGCTGTATGTGCGGAAAGGATTTTGAAAAGCAAAAAGGAAATTTCCCAAGCGGCGGTAAGTCACTTTTATGGAAAGGCAATAACGGATATTTACCGTTTTGCAAAAATTGCACCGAAATATTGATGCAATCTATGACGTCATTTTACAGCGGCAACGAGGAACACGCTTTGCGACATTTGTGTTCTATGTTTGACTGGTGCTACAATGACACGGCATCTGCGATGACACTGGCAGATGTACATTTTACAAACTCTCGTGTCTCAATATACCCGTCTAAGATGAGCGCCCGCCCGTCTGCTATGCACGGAGAAACATTCTTAGACACTATTCGCGAGGAGGTTGAGGAGCGAGACTCTTTGACCGATTATGCAATTGTCCCGGATGGCGACGATAGCGACTTTGAAGTCACTCGCGAAATGATACGCACTTGGGGTAAAGGATTTACGCCCGACCAATATCAGTTCCTCGAAGAGGAATACAAGGATTGGACTACAAAAAGTGTGTGCAAAACTAAGGCGCAAGAAGAGCTATTCAGAAACATTGCGCTGGCTCAGCTTGATGTTCGTATCGCACGTCAAAACGGTGGTGACGTACCGAAAGCTCAAAAGGCGCTTCAAGACCTTATGAACTCAGCTAATATTCTCCCTAAACAAAACTCTGATAACATTCTTGCCGATACGCAGACTTTCGGAACATTGTTGCGAAAATTCGAAGAAACCGCGCCCATTCCTGAACCCTCGCCTGCGTGGAGAGATGTAGATGGTATCAGGCGCTATATGAACACTTGGTTCAGAGGCGGTCTTGCGAAAGCTTTGAAAATAACCAACGAAAACACGGCTCTTTATGACGAAGCCGTTGAGGAAATGCAGCGCTACACCGTTCAACCCGTTGCGGTTAGTGAACAAGATAGTGCCGACGATGCCTCTATCTTCGACCAAAGTGGCGGTGAAGAAGGCGGTGGCGGCAATGAATGACGACGCAACAAGATATAATCGTATTATGCAATCCATTGGGGAATGGGCGTCTTTCTATAGAGCGAATCCGCATCGCTTTATACAAGAATATTTTGGAATCAAATTAAAACGATTTCAAGAAATAATGATTTGTGAAATGTTTGATTCTGAACGAGTTTGCTTTATCGGGTGTAGAGGTATTTCAAAAACTTGGACAACTTCGTTGTTTGCAAGTACGAAATGTGTCCTTTATCCCGGTACAGCTTGTATTGTTTCCTCATCTACGAGGCGACAAGCGAGGGAAATTGTGGCGAAAATCGAAAAAACATTTATGCCTAATTATCCTATGTTTGCACTTGAAGTTGAGGATATAGTCAACAACCAAATCAACACCATCGTAAAGTTCCGCAATGGTTCTTACATCGAAATTGTTACCGCCAACCAAAATGCAAGATGCGGACGTGCGACATTACTTATCATCGACGAAGCAAGAATGGTCGATAAAAATATCATTGACTCCGTTTTGAAAAACTTCCTCACCGCGTCCAGACACGCTGGCTTTATGGATTTGGATGAATATAAGGACTATCCGATGGAGCCCAACCAAGAAATGTATCTCACATCGGGCTGGTATGCCAATCATTGGTGCTACAATCTTTTCCGAGATTATGCGGCTGGTATGATTAAAGGGAAGAAATATTTTGTCGCGGCTCTTCCGTATCAATTGTCAATTAAAGAAAAATTATTGAGCAGACAGCGAGTGGAAGGAGATATGGGTAGCTCCGACTTCAATGAAGTATCTTGGATTATGGAAATGTGTGCTGAGTTTTGGTCTGGCGCTGATGGCGCGTTGTATTCTTACGACGAGATATCGCCTGCTCGACGGCTCAGATATGCGTTCTTGCCTCCAAGGTTATCTGGCTTGATTTCTGACAAACGTGTCAGGATTCCACAAAAAATGCACAACGAAGTGCGAATTGTATCTGCGGATATTGCATTGATGCAATCTTCTGGCAAGACCGCAAATAACGACGCTACTTCTGTATTTGTTAATCAAATGCTCTTGAATGAAAATGGTTCGCGTGCCATCAAGAACATCGTTTATACACAAAACTATGAAGGTCTGCGCGCTGAAGAGCAGGCTCTGGAAATTAGGCGTACATTCGCACAATATGACGGAGACTGGCTTATTATTGACGCCCGCGGTCTTGGTTTGCCGATTGTAGATTTGCTTATGGCCGATATGTATGACCCCGAGACGGGAGAAACGTACTGTGCTCTTGGTTGTTTCAACAATGAGGAAATCAACAGGCGTTGTAAGGTTAAGAATGCTCCAAAGAAAATTTGGGCTATGCTTGCCAACAATGATATTAACTCACAATGTGCTCTTACATTGCGAGAGGAGTTTAGGCAAAATACAATTCGTTTACTTGCACACGAAGAAAATTTCGAGGAAGACCTTGGTCAACTTGCGGGATTTTCTCGTCTAAAGCTTGAAGATAAGCTTCGCATTAAAGCGGCATACATCAACACGAGTTTAGCGGTTAACGAACTCATCAACCTCGAAACTGAGGTTAGGGGCAATTATGTCCGCGTGAGAGAAAAATCCGGTTGGCGTAAAGACCGATTCTCATCTCTCAGTTATAATATCTGGCTTGCTAATTATCTGGAAAAGGAACACGCAAATTCTTTGAATAAACCCAAAGGCTTTGAAGAGTATATTTTCCAGTTTAGGCAACCACAAATCAAAAGAAAGAAATAATTGAAGAAAGGAGGAGTAGCCAGTGGCGCAATCAAGAAAACAAATTACGAAGCCCTCGCCTACCAGCGATTTTGAGGAACGTCAAAAATTTGCTGCGGCATTCGCTAAGGCTATGGCTCAACAAACCATTCACGACCCCGATGGTAAGACTTCGAGACGAACATCCCGTACATACACATCGTACACTCGCGAAAATATCGAAGGTTATCTCGAATCCCCGACTTCGAGCGAAAAGGATTTAAGAAACGCCAGCATCTTCTTGTATCAAACGCACTCGCGATATCGCAACCTGCTTCATTATTACGCTTGCGTTCCGAGATGGTATTACACCATCACCCCCGTCAATTTTAACCCCGAAAAGGCTAAAAAGGATACATATAAAAAGCAATATCAAAAGGCTTGCAACATCATCGAAACTATGGGCTTACTCAAGTCGATGAGAGAAGCAGCGTTGGTCGCTTTGAGAGAAGGCGCGTACTACGGAGTTATCTGGGGTGGCGACGGCAATTCTTTCATCTTACAGAAGCTAAATCCCGATTATTGCCAAATCGTTAGTATTACGGACGGAAATGTATTCCAGTTCGCTTACGATATGAGCAAAATTAAAGAAGCAGACCTTGAAACTTATTTTCCGCCTCAATTCACCGATATGTACAAGGCATATCAGGCGGGTGGCAGCCAATATCAGGTTGTTCCTCCTGAAATCGGATTTTGTATCAAGGGCGACTGCTCAATTCCCGAGTACAGCATCCCTCCGTTCTCTGCGGTTCTGCCCAGTCTCTACTCTATCAAAAATATTGAGGATTTGACAGAGACCGCGACCGAGTTGTCGAACTACAAGCTTATCGCAGGCGTTCTGCCTGTGGACTCTGAAGGTGTTCCGCTTATCGACTATCCTACTGCTATGCAGTATTACGCACACATTGCGGGTAATGTTGGCGACCGTGTTGGAGTTGCAATCAGCCCCTTTGAGCTCAAGAGTTATGATTTCGAGCAGAGTGGCACAACCGCCCAGATTGATAATGTCGCAAGGGCGAACGAAAATTTCTTCGCATCGGCAGGTACAAGCGCTCTTTTGCACGGTGCTACCAACTCTACAAGCGGTGTCACGAAGCTTGCTATTAAGGTTGATGAAGCATTCGCTTTCGAGATTATGTATCAGTGTGGTGCTGCCATTAACCGCTTCTTGAAGACACTTTCCGGCACCATCAAGTTCAAGGTTAACTTCCTGCCCGTTAGTATTTTTAATGAGACGGAAATGGTGGAAATGTATAAGAATTCGATGAATTACGGAATGGGCAAGCTGCAATACGCGGCTTGTATTGGCCTTCAGCAGACCGATTTGCTTGGACAGGCATTTGTTGAAAACGACATTCTCGGCTTTAACAATATGTTTACGCCGATGCAAACGGCATCTACGCGCTCTGCGGAAGATAAGAAGACTGGCCGTCCGCCATCGGATGATGTCACCGAAGAGGGCGAGGAAACTCGCGATACAACCGCCAACGATAACAAGTGAGGTAAGTTGTATGAAAAAGCGTTTATCTCACGAAGAATTTGTTGATAAGGTGGCTAAGTTACAGCCAGATATTGAGGTTCTCGGAACATACGTCACGGCCAACGACCGAGTTGCCGTTAGGTACAAAAAGTGTGGGCGCGAATGGAGTCCAATTGCTTCGTCCATTGCCAATACTGGTACTGGATGTTTGCATTGCACATCGCTTAAAAGAGGAAATGCGCTTCACATAACTACCGAAGAGTTCAAGGCGAGAATGGCAAAAGCATCCCCGTTGGTAGAGGTTATTGGTGAGTACCGCTCTTCAACAGATAAGGTTCAAGTTAAATGTTTAGTGTGTGGACACGAATGGCTCGCCCTACCGTCTAACTTGCTTAAAACGCACGGGTGTCGCGAGTGTATGCGTGCTAAAACCAGCGCCAGATGTAAAGCAACGCACGATGAATTTGTCCAAAAGCTTTTGAACGCTCATCCCGAAATTTCCGTGGCCGAATGTGAAGGAAACGTGTATCGCTCATCTTCTGACCATATGCTTTTTGAGTGCTCGCAAGGTCATAGGTTTTACGCCGCTCCGCATCACGCTGTTTCACCAATATTCGGGTGTCCACTTTGCAAGGAGTCGCGTGGCGAACAAAGGGTTCGTTTGTATTTAGAGAACAATGGCATACCTTTCGAGTCTCAAAAAAGATTCGAGGGTTGCGCGAATGTTCGTAAATTACCATTTGATTTTTACATAGAATCCATAAAAATGGCAATTGAGTTTGACGGCGAACAACATTACATTCCCATAGAGTGGTTTGGCGGCGAACAAAATCTGCAAGAGGTGCAAATTCGTGATGAAATTAAAACAAAGTATTGCCTCGATAACGGAATTACTCTCGTTCGGATTCCATATTGGGATTATGCCAATATCCAAGAAATCCTCGACCGGGCTATTAACTCGCGACAGAGGAGGAAGATATGAAAAACATTTTTATTAAGGTTGTTTGCCCTGAATTAGCTGAGCAATTAGCATTTCAGGGCTTTCAATATATTACAAAGGAGCAAAATGCTTTTGTGTTCGCTTATAGCGATGAGCTTATTGCCGTTCTCCAGCAGCAGTATTCTCATTCGCAATTTGCGTGCGAAAGCAAGCTCAGATTCTAAGAAAGGAGGAAAAAGATGACAAAAAGATACACAGTAGAATTTAACGCAAAGGTCACTCCCGTTAAGCCTCTGAATGATGAATTCACTCTTTGCAAGTGCTATGTAATGGCGCTCGATAAAAACAGGAATTTATCCTTTATTGGTCAGGATGCCGCCGATGCAGCTCTTCCTACTCTTTTTAACATCCCCGTCATTGGACATTTGTACGTAGACGATGAAGGAAAGTACCATATGGGTGGTCACGATATGACCATCGTTCAAAACAGCGATGGGCAGTATGAATTCAAGTCTATCTGCGTTCCGTATGGCGTTGTTCCGCAGCAAGACGGCATTCATTATGAGGATATTCAAGAGCCTAATGGTGATACGCACACCTATCTTGTAGCGGATGTTATCCTCTGGACTGGAAGATTCCCCGAACTGCACGAAGCGGTTTACAACGAAGAGACCTACTTTGGTCAGTCGATGGAAATCAACGTACACAACTACGCTCCCCTCGATGAAGACAAGAACTACACAAACATTCTCGAATACACGTATTCGGCGCTCTGTCTTCTCGGCAAGTCGGACAACCCCGACTTCCATACGGAACCTTGTTTCCCTATGGCAAGAGTTGACGTGCACGAGTTCTCTATCGAGGATGAAAAATTCGTTGAGCTTATGGCTCAGCTTAAAAGCGAGCTTGCTTTCTGCTTCGGCGATACTGGAAAGAAAGGAGGAGAAAGTATGAACGAAAACGAAACCGTAGTTACTGAACAGGTGGAAACTACAGAGAACTTTGAGGAGACCGCTGGAACGACAGAAACCGTCGTTGAGACACCCGAAGTAGTTGAGGAAGTTACCGAAACTGCTGAGCACTCCGCTGATGAGTCTACAGAGGGCTCCGAGAACGAAAACTTTGAAGAGACTCATACTGATGCGGTTGAGCAGCCCCAGACATTCAGTTCTACATACAGAGAGAAGCGCGAGGCTATCGACAACGCACTCCCTCATATCCACGAAACTGATGATGATGGAGTTGTTCACGACGTTTACTTCTGGATTTGTGACTTCGATGATACTCACGTCTTTGTTGAAAAGTGCGAGTACAAGAGAGAGTCTGGTTATACCGAAGTAAAGGGTCGTTATGCTTATACATTTAACGACGCCGACAAGACCGCTACTGTAAGTGGCGACTTTGAGGAAATGTTCGTTAAGTGGCTCACTAAGGACGAGCTTGACCAGCTCGAAGCTCAGAGAGCTCAGTATGAGGAACTCGTAGCTTATAAGGCTGCAAGAGTTCAGGCTGAGCACGAGGCAGAGATTGATGCCGCAATTGGCGAGTTCTCTGACCTTGAAGGAAACGAAGAGTTTGCGACCGTTGTTGCAAACAAGTATTCCTACGAGAGCGTTGACGCTCTCAAGGACGCTTGCTACATCGTAAGAGGCAAGTTCTCCAAACCCGCGCCCCAGCGCAAGCCCGCAGGTGAAGTATCTGTTCCTGTTGGCACACACATCGAGCCCGATGTCTACGAAGGCTTCTTCGCAAGATATGGCAAAAGAAAATAAGCCGCGA